TACACAATACTCAGGCGGTAGGCAGGAGCTGTATGCTATAGTTGATAAAATAGAAGACGAAATCGAAACCAAATACCAGCATTGTGCAGATGTGTTAGCTCATATGACTTCCGCTTATGATCTAGGGACTAACAATTCAAAGATAAAAGTAACGTGGAATGATGACCAAACCCGGAAAGATGTAACCGCTGCCAAGACTATGGCAATACATGAAATCTCTGCAGGCGTTCGTAATAAGTGGGAATACCGCCGTGACTTTTACGGTGAAGACGAAATGCTGGCAAAAGCAAACACACCAGCTATAGAAGTTGCTCCTGACCCTTTTCACTTTGGAGGGTAAGTTTTAAATGTTGTCACCCAGATACCTACACGGATTATCAGATGAAATTGTAGACATATATGCACAACTAGAAATTGAAATCTTGCAAGATATGGCTCGTCGTATTGCAAAACTTGGCAAGGTAACAGATAGCACACGTTGGCAAGCACAGGTACTAGTCGAGGTAGGAGGTCTTAAAAGAAACATAACTCGTATACTGGCAAAACACGATAAGGCAATAGTAAAACAGGTGACGAACACATTCACTGAAGCATTAAAACTAAGTATCAAAAATGATAACCGCATATTCAAGGTGGTAACAGGGCGGATGGTAAGCATCCCAAACGCTCAAGCTATGCTTTCAACAATTCAAAAATGCCATAGCGACCTATCAAGACTCACCTTAACCACAGCTACAACATCAGAAGAGCAGTTTGTATTACAAGCTAACCGTGTCTATATGAATGTTCAAAGTGGAGCGTTTGATTATGATACTGCAATGAAAAGTGCATCAGACAAATTAAGCAAGCAAGGTATTATAACAGTGCAATATGAAAATGGACGTCCTGTTAAACGCACCATAGAATCAGCTGTACGTATGAACATATTAACAAGTGTTAACCAAACAGCCGCTAATCAAACACTGAGTAACGCAGAAGAACTAGGAGTTGATAAGTTTGAAGTTACGGCACATGTTGGAGCAAGACCTGAACATGAAGCATGGCAAGGAAAGATTTACACACGTAAAGAGCTGTATAGTGTTTGCCAGCTAGGAACAGCAGGGGGGTTATGTGGAATAAATTGTCGTCATTCATTCTATCCATATTTTGATGGAATGAAAAAACACTACACAAAAGAAAATCTTGATGAAATGGCAAGTAAAGAAGTAACGTATAACGACGAAAAACTATCACGCTACGACGGAGAGCAAAGACTACGTGGAATAGAACGCAATATAAGGTACTATAAACGGCAAGCATTAACGCAGGAAGCAGCAGGAATAGACAACACACAAGCAAGACGAAAAATTGGCGAGTGGCAAACAAAAGCACGTGATTTCACAAAACAAACAGGAATAGCAAGAGATAGTGCACGTGAATATGTAGGGACATCAACAGGCAAGCAACCCAAAGGAATAAAATAATCAATTTTTCTTACCTCTTCTAAAAATAAAAATGACTATATAAGTAGAGGTTAAAAAAATGACAATTATACAACGCTTACTAACACCTAACAAATGGAGTCGTCCACAAAGACGCATTAAAGAAGTACTAGGTATCGTAATGCACTGGACGGCTAATCCAAAGGCGAACGCAGAACAAAATAGGAATTATTTTGACTCTAGAAAACACGGTAATGATGGCTATGGCTCAGCCCATTACATAATTGGGCAGAATGGCGTAGTAATACAATGCATACCAATAGAGGAGATAGCCTATCATTGTGGAAGTAGCCAGAAAGACCCAACAAGTAATAAGTTTTATACAGACTATGCAAGAAAAAAGTTTAAGCATTATGCTGAGAGCTGGCAGACAAATAGCCCTAACTATTGCACCGTTGGCATTGAATTATGTCCTACAGACTACGAAGGACATTTTACAGACGCAACTATTAATTCTGCTGTTGCCCTTTGTGCAAGTTTATGTAAACACTTTAATCTTAAAGCAGATGACATCACAACACATCACGCCATAGTTGGCTGGAAGGATTGCCCTCGCTTATGGGTTAGACATCCTGAATTATTAGACGCATTCCGAGCAAGCGTGTTAGATTACATGGCAAGGAGCAAAGTATAAATGTGGCAAGCAATCAGTGAAGTATTGACAAGTGGCAACGCTTTGGGAATTCTAGTTTTTCTAGCACTAGGCATAGCTCTTTTTGTAGTATTAGTAAGAAGTGGAATACTTGCAATTAAAACAAAACATATACGAATAGGACAAGTAGAAAGAGAGCGAGAAATAATCAGGCGACAGGTAGAAACGGCTCATGACTTTATTATGAGCATAGAAGGAAAAATAAATGCCGACACAAATCAATACGATAGATATTTTACAAAGTATGTTTTAGAGCGAGCATATGACAAAGTAATTGAATGGATAATGTTTAATAACATTAGAAATTCTCCAATGTACGTACAGGATAAGCAGGAAACCATTTGCAATCTGATATATACGTTTCCAATAGGAGAGGATTTTAAAACGCCTGAGTTCAAAAAACGTATGCATAATTGGGTATCAGAACTAATTGCGAGATTAGTACAAACACGAGAAATCTATAACAAGGAGCGGTAAATGAATGAAAAGATTTTTCTTATTGTTTCCGTTTTTCTTTTTAGTCTTTCCTCTTGTTGCACAAGAAGAGGAATACACAATATCGGAAGTGGAACTTTTGAAGTTAGAGAAAATATCGGAAAACTTGGAGAGGAACAAACGCAATCTGCAATTACAGGTTCAAAGCTTAAAGATGCGATTGAACGAAGCCTTGACGAAATCGGAAAGCTTGAAAGCTCAATTACAGGCGGAGAGGGAGACATTGAAGAGCTTAAGGCTATCTTACGCAGAATACGAAAGAGAGGTAAGCGTAAAAATTGAAGAAGACAAAGTCTTAATTGATAAATTAAAAGGTAAATTACATAGAATAAAGTTGACCCTTGTGATTATTTCTTGTCTTTTTGGGTTTGTAATTGTATGTATCATTGTGTTTTTTATTTTAAAAAGAAAATTAAAATTTTTGTAACTGAGGGAAGAAAGAAGATAAAATGGCAAGAATTATCACAGACAATATATATGCAAAGCTGGTTGCACATCTAGCAGAAAACGAAACAGTAGCATTGTTCCAACAGTTACTTTTAAGTCCTAAGACATCAGAAACAGAACCAACCACAGAAAATGAAGAGGAAAAAGAGGAATCAGGAGGTAGTGAATGAACTATGGTAGAGTAACACCACGTGCAAGAACAGGAACAACAGGAATCAGCACAGAATCGGATATTAGTGCAAAAGAAGGAATATGGATAAGTCCACCTGATAGAGTTGCAGCTATTACTGTATCTGTGCACATTCCAACAAATGAAACCGCGAGTTTTGTTATTGAAACATCATGTAACAGAGTTGACACAATAGGAGAGAATGGCACAGGTGGATATTGGGATAATCCATTCGGTGAAGGTAATGTTTTAAATGAGAATACTGTATTGATGTTAGCTAACGCAGTTACGGGTATAAGAGTTAGGTGTTTAACAGCCAGCAAACACATTAACGTTTGCTTTGTGGGGTAGGCTATGAAGTATTACGGCTTAATTATCCCTCCTGTGTTTCCAACTGGAGTTTTTATTCAAGACATACGACAAACAATGAAATCAGACGAAAGTGAAGGCGTCAATACTATGACCGTAACCCTTACAAACCAGCAAAAAACACATTTTAACGTCAAAAATGGAAAACAAGGCTCAAGTGCAGAAGTAACAGCTCAAATGGAGCAGTACGCTAAAAACTACATAGACCATCAGCTAACAGAAATTCAAGCATTAGTTAGGACAGAAATTAAAACGGCTGTAACAACAGCAGAAAATAACTTACGTGTAATGATAGACAGCAAGTTTATTGAACATTACAAAAGAGGATATATGCAATTACCAGGCACCCCTAGCCCACGTGAAGATGCTTCAATGTATTATCGTGGATATTCTTGGGTAAAACACAGTGAAAAAGGCTCTCTCGTCTTTTGGATATTGGTAGAAGATTAATAAAATATTCCTTAGTTTTTCATTATAAAAAAATGACTATAATAATATGGCATACGACGGAGAAGTCCGAATAAGGACAGAAATCGATAATACAAATCTCGATAAGGGTCTGAAAGATGTTAAAAACAAAGTAAATAACGCAGCAAAAGACATTGACAAGGGCTCAAAATCAACTAACGCACTAAAGGTAGCGTTTAATGAAACAGGTGGTGCTGCTAGTAACCTCGCATCTCAAATGGAAAGTGTAGCAAGTGCTGGCGGACCGTTAGCGGCAGGTATTACTGCTGCAGTTATAGTAACCAAAAAATACATTGAAACATTAAAAGAAGCAAACGAAGCTTACAAAGTGCAAGAAAGAGCAGAGAAAGCACTACAAAAAGCCATAAACAATAACCCGTATTTACAAAGAGAAAGTATAGAGCGATTAAAAGAGTATGCAAGTCGTCTTCAAGAAGTAAGCAACTACGGCGATGAAGGCACTATCGATGTGATGGCTCAACTTGCAAGCACAGGTCGTACGGAAGCCGAGATTATGAAGATAGTCGGAGCAGCTGCGGATTATGCAGCAGCAAAACATATCGACCTTAAAACAGCAGCAGAAACACTAAACGCCACTTATAACGGAATATCAGGAACGATAGGTCGACAGATTGAAGAAGTAAAAGACTTGACTGATGAGCAATTAAAGAATGGAGAAGCAATAGACATACTAGCAAACAAGTATAAAGGATTTGCACAAGAAACAGCAGATAGTAGCGAGCAGGCAAAAAATGCGTTTGGGGACTTTATGGAGTCACTTGGAGAGATAGCCAATCCTGCGTTTGAAGCACTAAACAAAAGTTCAAAATCGTTCTGGGAAAAAATGACATCACATCTAGGTAAATTTAATAATTTACTAGAAACGGCAAGTCGTAAATGGGGCGGAATTAAACAAGCTGTTGATAAGGGAGTAGACCAAATTAGAAGTAGGTACGTCAGTAACATAACAGGCGAAGAAAAATCAGGCGCAGAGATCGCAACCTCTGAATATTTAGAGTGGCTTAAAAAAGAATTAGAATGGAGAGGTGCCCTCAATGAAGCAGAGAAAGACGCACTGGCTTTAATCAATGAAGAGCTGAGATGTCGTAAGAATCTTGCGGAATGGGAAAGGCAAGAAGCTGAAAAGAAACGAAAACAAGAAGCCGATGATGCAGCCGCTGCAATAAAAGCAGCACAGGAAAAAGAAGACAAACCGAAAGAAACAGCACAGAAAAAAGAAAAGACGGCAGACGACTATGCAAAAGAAAGCAATGAAAAACTAAAGGAATCGCTTTACGCTTTAGAAGTAGAAGCTAAAGCAAAAGGACAGGCGGTAAGTATACAAGACCGTTATAATGTCTACCTTAATTCATACATAGATTTACTAACTAAAACAAACGGTCTAATCAAAGAAGGTTTCCCAGTTGAACAAAAGCGACTCGAACAATTACAAGAAGCAGAGAAGGCAGTTAAAGACGCAGCTGATGCGGAAGAGAAACTCGCAGCAACTATCAAATTAACACAAGAAGCAACAGAGGCAATAAACAGCATTAAACGAGAAGTATCCCCCGCCGAAGAATTACAAAAAGAACTGGACGCACTAGATGAATTAAAACGTAAAGTCAAAGAAGCAACCGACGAAGAAATAAAAATGGCACAACAAAGTGAAGAAAACGCATTAAGCCGTGAAGAGCTGATAAGAGGATTAACAGAAACAGAAAAAGCTCTTATCAAAGAAAAAGTGGATGCAATCACAGAAACCGAAAAGTCATGGTGGGATGCCTACACAGATAAGCAAACCGAGATATTGGAAATGAAACAAGCAATCAACGATAGCGAAGTTCTAAGCGAAGAAGAAAAGTACGAGCGAATGAAAGAGCTTGACGAAGCCTATTTACAAAGCAAAGCAGCACAAGCAGATGAGCTCATGTGTTTAATACAAAACTACGTAAACCAAAGCGTAAATATAATGAATCAAGCTACCAGTCTTATGCTCGAAACGTCTAAAAATCAAGCAACAGCGGAGCAGGCACAACTTGAATTAAAATATCGCAAAGGAGAGCTCAGCGAAGAAGAATACAATAAAAAAATCACCGAAAGTAAAAAGAAGGCTGCCAAAGAGCAATACAAAATACAGATGGTTCAATGGATGGCATCTATTCTACAAGCAACAGCTAATATTGCACAAGGTGTTACACAAGCAATCTCACAGGGTGGAATAGCAGGTATTATTACAGGTAGCATTGTAGCTGCTGCAGGTGCTGTTCAAATTGCGAGCATTATAGCAAGTAAGCCAATCCCACCCAGTTTTAGCACAGGTGGTATTGTAGGTGGCTCTTCCTACAGAGGAGATAACATAGCTACGAATCTTAACAGTCGTGAAATGGTAATGAACATGAGCCAACAAAAAGACTTATGGGAGTTTATCAACGGTGGTAGCAATAGACGAGGCACAATGCCACAAATAGTTATAAATAATAGTGCATCAAATATTGCAACAGCACAGCCACGTTTAACACGAGATAAAATTGAAATAATGATAGATGCTCGTGTAAACGACAGTTTGAAAAATGGACGTTATAACAGTTCTTTGAATATAGCTCAACAAGAAATGTCGGGTGATTATTATGGGATATAGTGGAGTAAAAAATGGCGATAGATTGGAGTGTACACGTAAACACTAACTTTTACGGACAAGACGGAAGCTACAAAGACAACACCGAAAAGGTAGAATTTAAAAGTGGACGAGAAATCGAATACTTAAAAAACAGCGTACCGAGAAAAACGCATACCGTAAACCTTAGACTAAAAGATACAGGTACTACAAAAATAGACGGTAAGACAGAGTTTCAACATTTTCTTTCTTGGTATGAAAACAAAGCAAAAAGTGGCACTGTTCCCTGCAACCTAAAAGATATTATAACAGGTGATGGAACGAAGCAATATAAAATTAAAGTTACAGGTTGGAATGGACTTAAACACAAGGAAGTGAGTCTAAAACTGACGGAGATTTAAGATATGAATGTTTATAAGCAACTAGCAGAAGGTGGTGGTTATAACCTGCCTTTTTTAATTCATTTATCAAATCCAAAGGGCACGATACATATTTTTTTGATTAATGACAATCAAAACATGACTTATAAGGGGCAAACCTATAGTGCAAGCAATTTCACATATAGTCCGAATAGAAATGGTGATAGTTCTTTCAGTGTTGAATTGGTAGAACACAATGAAATCATAGACATATTAGAAGATAATTATTATTTCAAAGTCGAAGTAATTGGGATATTCAACGGAGAGGATGTAGAACCTATAGGCTTATTTAAACATAAAGGTGGAGAAGCTACTTGGGACGGAATGAAGCTAGAGATGACACTAAGCAAAGATGACCGTGGCAAAATGACTTTTCCTGCCTTGATTTTTAATTCATACAACAACAGAGGTAACAATTGAAATACGACGACTTACTAAATATACCATTTAAGAAAGCAGGAAGAGATAAGAGTGGCTTTGATTGCTACGGCGTGGTAATGGAATGTTGCAAACGTGCGGGAAAGCCATTGAAAGATTTATATAGCGACATTGTGGACTTGCCAGCAAACAAAGTTGATGAGTATATAGCAGGTGGTTTGAACGTTCGACAAATAGATAAGGCAAAAGTAGGTGCATTAGTTTACTCTATCTACCGTGGCAACACACATGTAGGCTACATTGTGGAGAGAGGCAAAGTATTACATGCAACAATAAATAAAGGTGTCAAAATCTCGCCACTTGAAGCTATGCACCCAATAGCATTTTTTGAGGTTGTAAATGAAAGCGACACTGTATAAAGAATTATCAAATAAACAAACACAAATTGAATTACAAGCAGGACTCACAGTACAAGAAGCCTTACCTAATTTAGATTTAGAGAATGCAATCATTGTAATTAATGGTAGAATAAAAAATTACAACTATGTATTGCAAGTAGGTGACAAGGTTACAATAAGACTTATTCCCACAGGAACTACAGCCCTTATTGTTACTGCAATAGTATTAGCTGTCGTGGCTGGGGGGGCTGGCGTAGTAGGTGGCGTTTTTGCTTATAAAGCAAGGGTTGATGCAGAAAAAGCAAAAGAAGAACTTGAAAAAATGAAAAAACTCTCAAACAGCCCAACGATTGACAACCGCCCTTTTTTGCGTGGAGCTAGCAATACCATAGCAACAGGAAACAACCAGCCATATATTATCGGTAAGCATTTCTTTACCCCCTATCTATTATGTTCCCCATTCTACGAAATAGCAGGAAAAGATGGAAATGAGCAATATATTTATACAGTTTTGGAATGTGGATTTAATAAACAGATAATTCAAAAAATAGCTATAGATGACATCATAATTAAAACATTCAAAGAAAATACACCACAAGAGGGCGGATATAATATAGACGCAGGAATATTTACAGAAGAAGGACGTATAGAGATTGCACAAGATGGCAAACTTTTAAGCGATATACCATCCTTAAATTATAAGGTAGATTCAAAAACCTGTAATGATGAAATCCCACACGATAGTGACGTAACAGAAGGCAATAAAACATATCTTTCCTACACATTAAATCCATACGCCATGAACGTCGACATTGCTATTAGCTTTCCTTATGGTTTATATGCAGTGAATGATGACGGAAGTAAAATAGAAACTCAAGTTACAATAACGCCACAGTATTCACTAGATGGTAGCACATCTTGGAATGATTTTTACTTTAATAATAATGGAAAACAAACAAATCTTTTTAAGAACTCTACATCAACAAAAGAACTTCGCTATGTTGCACATAAAGACTTTACAGCCTCCGATTACGAAAAATTAAAAACTAACAATCAAACTGCAATATACATCAGAATTAGGAATAATGGCACATCAGGAGATAGTAGCATTAAAAACGAATGCTATTGTCTTTTTTATCAATCTACCTGCTATGACCCAAACAAAAGTACAACTAAAAAATTAGTACCTTGTAAAATCATAGAAGATAGAGAGCGAGCATTCTGTTCTATTCTTGCATTAAAATTAAAAGCCTCAAAAATCAATGAAGATAAACTAAAAAAAATAAACATAATCACACAAGGCATAGCTCGCACTTGGAACGGAAAAAAATGGAGTAGGGAAAAATCAGAAACACGAAACCCTGCAGCTTGGGCTTTAGAAATAGAAACTAGCAGTAGCCACCCAGCAAGCCGTTACAGTGATGACGAATTAGACTTAGAAAGCTTCGGTGAGTATTATGAGTATTGCGAAGAGAAAGGCTATAAGTTCGATTGGATAATCACGCAAAATATAAAAAAAGATGACGTACTTAATCACATCATGGAAGCAACGGGAGCTTGTATTTATATAGATATCTACGGTCGCAGAGCTATTGCTATCGATAGACCTCAAGAAAATGCTCTCGCCGTTTATAACCCTCAGAATATAATCAGCATTCAGAATAAAAAAACATTTGGTAGACGCACTGATGGACTACGTATAAAATACATAAACAGCAAAGATGAGTTATATCAAGAAGATACATACTTACTAATGAGAGAAGTAAACGGTAAACCTCTCGAAATCACTCCCGATAGCATTATCAAAGACGTCAACGTTACAGGTATTACAACTTTTGACCATATCGTAAAATATGCTAGAAGACTTATGGCAATAGAAGCACTACGAGGCAAAACCACAATTATTGAAGTCGGAAACGAAGGTGTGTTCTATACACCCTATAGCAAGGTTTTAATTCAAGACGACAGCCTAAAAATAGGCATCGGTAAAGGCTATGTCATCACAGAAACAAAGTGGCGAGGTGGACTATTAAAGAAAATCTACACTAGAGAGCCTTTAACATTTGATGCAATGAAAACCTACGGAATTATCGTTAATTGTTTCACAGAAAAAGGAAGCTGTCCCATCGCCTTAAAAGTGGAAGGAGAAGGTGTTACAACTGAGCTTACAGTTTTAACAAGAATAAGAGCAAGTGCAGACGTTAAGCCTGAAGTTAACAATATTTTTTCGTTCGGAGAATTGGACAAAGACGGTGAGTTTAGCAAAATCACAACACCTTATATTATTAGCCAAATTAATCGTAGCGAACACGGGTTTAATTTAGAATTAGTAAACTATCATGAGTCTATTTATGAAAGCGGTAAAATACCCGACTACAAAAGCAACATAACACCAAAACCCATAACTACAACAAAGCCAATCCCAGCAGAGACAGTTACTAGAGATGATTTGACTGACCTACTTATCGGAATAGACCCAACAGGCTCTCATGCTACACAGGAAGCAACGGATGTTATTACACACGGCGTGCACTTCAGCAATATACACAGAATACGTGATATAGAGATGAGCCTAGACGAAGTAATAGCACGTATGGATGATGAGAGTAATCGCACCAGTGCAAGTATCCAAATGAGTGAAGACGAAATTCTTTTGAAGGTTGAAGATATGGAGCGGGAGCTTGTAGGCTTAATCGACATACAGGCTGGGGCAGTGCAGGCAATCGTAGAAGGAGGCGGTGCCTCGGGGCGTATGTCAGTATCTCTTGAACTACCTACAATGATAGACGCACCTACAAGAGCAAAGTTTGTAAAGATAAGTAGTGAAGAAGAAACAGCTCGTGTGTATGCAAAATTGAACGGAACAGATTATTACTCGATAAGAGGCGACGTAAGCAAGGCAGCTGCTAAGCTCTTGTGGGATAAAGCCGTCAAAGCCTCACTGCTAGCAAGCCAGATTGACCTAACAGCAACACAAATCAACATGGCAGCAGAACATGTGGTTATTACAGGAAACAAAAACAAGGGGCAGACAATTATAGAAGGCGGATTTTTAAGAACAGCTTTGATTGATGTGGAGAAATTGATAGCTCAAGATGCGTTTATTAAAAATCTTGTAGCAAGAAAACTACATATCGATACAGATAAAAATACACACCAAGACTTCGAAGCGTGGTTTGATGAAATAAATGGGTTGAAGATTAATAATAAAAATAAGGAGATTTTTAAGGTTGATACACACGGGAATGTCCATATGAAAAATGCGATATTACAAGATGGTGTTTTTACAGGTGATAT